CAACGCTTGGGAATCAAACGATGAGGAACGAGCTATCAACCAAGAAGCCCCTGCCTACATGAGAGCAGCAGCTCGGCGTGGACTTGAGTATTACGAACAAGGTCTTGCTGGTGACGGCGTAACCCCCAAGACAATCAGAGAAGCAAGAGAAATGGCTGAGGGTAGAGTCAGCGATGACAAGTGGATAAGACTTGCCGCTTGGATTGCTCGACACCTTGTTGACCTTGACTCACCAGATGCAAACCCTGAGTCTGATAACTACCCATCCGCAGGTGTAGTGGCTCACTTACTTTGGGGATCAGGGCCAAGCAAGCGAGCAGCACAAAGAACCCAAGACTACGCTGATTCGGTAGTTGCTAGAATCAGAGCAGAGGAAACTAACAGCATGGATAAGAAAAACAAGTGGCTAGATGTTGCCAGAGCAATTGCACTAAAGATTGACGGCCCACAGACTAAAGAGCCAGAGATAAGAACCAACAGCGTTGACTTCGAGGTCAGGGCTGAGGGTGACGGCATGAGCTTTACCGGCTACGCCTCTGTATTCAATTCTCCATCCGAGGACTTGGGTGGCTTCATCGAGTATGTTGCCCCTGGTGCTTTCAAGCGTTCCCTACAATCTCGCAACGAGGTAAAGCTACTTTGGAACCACGACTCAGGTGAGCCACTAGCTTCCCTAAGAGGTGGCACCATGCAACTGGTCGAGGACTCAAGAGGTCTAAAGGTCACAGCTTCCCTGCCCAACACAACAAGGGGAAGGGATGTAGCAGAGCTGTTACGCAGTAAAGTAATTAGCTCTATGAGCTTCGGATTCAATGTCATCAAAGACTCATGGGCAAGCGATGGAAAGACACGCACACTCGAATCAGTCCGTTTATTCGAGGTCAGCATTGTTAGCTTCCCAGCCTATGAAGCTACCACCGCACAGGTTAGATCAGCTCAAACCATCAACCCTGACCAACTAGCCGATGCCTTGCTAAAGCTAGAGTCAGGTGAGGAACTTGACGAGGCTAACGCTAACTTGATTACCGAGGTGGTCAACAAGCTAAAGGCACAGCCTGAGATTGAGGAAGTAATTGACAACGGCCTTGACTTGTTAGACCTAAAGAAAAAGCAATTTGACCTTCTACTGAAAAGGATTTAGACATGGCTACCAAAGACGAAATCAAGAACGCAATACTAAAGGCCGCTGGCAACCCATCAGTCGGTGTTATCGCTGACATGGCAGATGACCTAGCTAATGCAATCTTTGACCTAGACAACAAGAACTCATATAACCCAGCCAAAGAAGCAAGGGTTATGGATACCAAAGAAACCCGATAGAGTTTCTTTAGCCCCAGCTCGGCCCCCTTTCCTGAGCTGGGGTTTTTTTTCGCCTATAAACTTGTAGCTAACAGTTGAGTGTAAGCACCGCTGTATCTGTTGAGTGTCAGCACCGCAGGAATCCCATAATCATCTAATCCGAAAGGAAATCATGTCTGATTTCATTAAGACTCAGATGGATGCCCGCAACAACCTAATCGCACAGGCTAGAGAAGTTCTAGACTTTGCTGAGGCTGAAAAGCGTGGACTATCTGCTGAGGAAAACCAAAAGATTGCTCGTATCGAAGCTGACATTGACTCAGCCGATGCAACAATCGAAACTGCTCGTAAGCTTGCAGAGCGTGAAGCTCGTGCATCTGAGGCAGCAGCTTCATTCGCACCATCTATGCCAGCTAAGGACAACTCTGACGCTGACATCCTTCGTGCAATCGCTTCTGGCGAAATGCGCGGATACGACTTCGCTCGCGAGGCTCGTACTCTAGTTCCATCCGCTAACACAGTTGGTCAGTCTTTCTATGACCAGGTATTCGAGATCGCTCAGCTAGTTGGCCCAATGCTAACTGTTTCTGAGGTTTTTAACACCACCTCTGGTGAGAACCTAGTAATCCCAACAGTAACCGCTACCTCATCCGCTGGATCAGTAGCAGCTGCTGGAACTATCTCCGAGAGCAACCCAACCTTCTCATCCATCACTCTTGGTGCTGAGAAGTACGGCGCACTTGTACAGGTAGCTCAGGAACTAGTAACTGACGCTGGATTCAACATCTCAAGCTACATCGCACAACAGCTAGGAACCTCTTTGGGTCTTCAGGCTAACTCCGTTCTAACCACAAAGCTATCCGCAGCCGCAGGCTCAGTAGTAACTGGTGGAACCGGTGTTTCTGGAGCAGCTTCATACGAGAACCTAATTGACCTTGTTTACGGAATCGCAGACGGCGCAAGAGTATTGCCAGGTCTAGGCTTCCAGATGAGCAAGTCAGGTATTGCAGCGGCCAGAAAACTTAAAGATGGCGCTGGAAACTATATCTGGACTAACTCAGCAGTACCAGGTCAGCCAGCAACCTTGCTTGGCTACCCAGTTTACGAGAACCCAAACGTAGCAGCAGTAGGAACTGGAACCAAGTCGGTTCTATTCGGTCACCTACCAAGCTTCAAGGTTCGTGTTGCTGGCGGAATCCGTGTTGACCAGAGTGCAGACTTTGCGTTCAACACCGACACAGTTACCTACCGAGGCCTAATCCGTCTTGATGGTGGACTAACTCACGCAACTCACATCGGATTTTTTAAGGGTGGCGCAAGCTAATAACTTGTTTCCAACTGGAAATCCAAGGAACCCCTCAGAGCTTAGGCTTTGGGGGGTTTCCTCTTATCCTGAATAATCGGCAACAAGTAAACTTGTAGGGCGGGGGACACAGAGCGTAGGACTGTGTTCCCTGCTTTTCTTGCTATTATCTTTGTATGCCTACGAATAAAGAGAAACTAAACGGCGCAGTAAGCGTCTGGTCTAATAGCTACAACGCACCGACAGGATACGGACAACAGGCCACAATGCTTGTTGACCGATTGAAGCGTTCAGGTCTTGATGTTGCCATGCTGTCCAACTACGGACTAGAGGGAATCCCCAGCACAATCAAAACCCCTTATGGTCAAGTGCCACACTACCCAAGAGGAATAGACCTCTACTCAAATGACTCTGGCCCAATAGATCATCAGAACTTTATCTCGCAACACAAGAAACCTAATCTGTTTATCAGCCTCTACGATGTTTGGGTAATGAAGGCTAAGGGATACGATGACTTCCCAATAGCAGCTTGGACACCTCTCGACCATGTGACCTTGCCTAGAGGTGTTGAGAGTTTTCTACGCAAAGAGAATGTCACGCCAATAGCAATGTCACCTCATGGAGTTAGACAGCTAACAGAAAAGGGTATTGAGTGTGAGTATGCACCTCACTCAATAGACACCTCAATTTACAAGCCAACAACGAAAATAGGCAAGCACGAAATAAATGCCTACATGGGATTAGAGCCTGACACCTTTGTTGTTGGAGTTGTTGCCGCTAACAAGGCATCGGGTCTAGTTCACCGGAAAGCCTTTGGAGAACTTATCCTTGCCTTTAGCCTCTTTGCCAAAACTCATCCTGATGCAGTTATCTATCTACACACAGACGCAGTAGGACAGGCTGGTGGCTGGAACTTGCTAAACATCCTTGACTCGGTTGGCATCAAGAAGGATCAAGTAATCTTTCCCAACCCGAATGACTACCGCTTTGGATTAGCCCAGCAAGACCTAGCAGCACTCTATTCACGCATGGATGTTTTACTAGCCCCTAGCTTTGGTGAGGGCTTTGGAGTTCCAGCAGTCGAGGCTCAAGCCTGTGGCACTAGAGTCATTGGCTCTAACTGGGCAGCAACCCCTGACCTAATTAGCGAGGACTCCTGGCTTACCGATGGACAGCTAACTTGGGATGCAGGGCAAGACGCTTGGTGGATGACCCCGAACATCTCTAGCTTGGTCAATGCTCTTGAGGAAGCTTACAAGACCGAGCGTGGCCCATCACAGGTAGCCATAGACTTTGCCAGCAAGTTTGATGTTGAAAAGGTTTGGGATGAGCATTGGCTACCAATACTAAAGAAGCTTCTCAAATAGTGCTTGTAGTAATCGGCTCAGCACCAGACAGGCAAAAGTGGCTGGCAGACTGCTCAGCTTCAATCAAGCGCGAACACATAGCTGTTGTCAATACTGGCTATGAGCTTGGCAAAATGCGCTGGGTTATGGAAAACACCACAGCCGATAGGTTTCTCTTTCTGCAAGACTCTTGGCAAATTAAGGATGACCGATTTTGGACTTTACTAGATGGACTATCTGGCTCAGTAGCTATAACCGATGACCCTTACTTTTACGGCTGTTATGCAGGTGTTTACGAGCGATGGGTGATTGACAAAATAGGCATCCCTGTAATGGCTGACAAGGCGGATGCAATACGAAACGAGATAACTTGGCATGAGGACTATTGCAAGACTGTCGGTGACTTGACTGTTCTATTCCCTGAGCTAAAAGATAGCAACGCCACTCGACAGGTAGAGCTGTATGGTCGAACGAATTTAGTGCTAGAAAATGACTACATCGTAAAGTACAAGGGAACATGGCAATAATGGAAAACCTAATAGTCCCAGTCCTCAATCGCTATGACCTACTTCAGAGGATGCTCAACAGCGTGGATATCCCAGTTGACCACCTGCTGATAATTGACAACGGAGCAAGCCATCAGCCAAAGCTCATCCTTGACCTAAGCGATAACTTCAAGAAGGTCACACACCTACCAATACCGGCTAATCTCGGCGTATCTGGATCGTGGAACTTGGGGATAAAGTCTTTCCCTTACGCTCAACGCTGGTTTATAGTTTCTAACGATGTGGTCTTTGAGCCTGGTGCTTTAGAGCAACTCTCACAGGCTCGCAGGGATGAGATAACCCTGACAGGTGATGCACCTCATTGGCAGGCTTTCGCTCTGGGTGATGAGGCAGTAGCCGACATTGGGCTGTTTGATGAATCACTATTCCCTGCCTACTTCGAGGACAATGACTACTCTCGCAGGGCTGAGTTTGTCGGTGTGAACATTAGGCTCTTAGACATCGAGGTCAGACATGACAACAGCTCGACCATCAAGGCTGGTTACATGGAAAAGAACGCTGTCACCTATTCCAGAAACGAAAAGCACTACCAGTCTAAAATGGACAGTAATGATTACTCGGCAGGTGATTGGTCATTAGACATAAGACGAGAGAACGGCTGGGAATGAACTTAGTTTATACAGGTGGGACTTTCGATTTATTCCACGCAGGTCATGTTAGATTCTTGCAACGCTGTGCCGAGTTAGGCGATGTGGTTGTATCCCTAAACACCGATGAGTTTATTGAGGAATACAAAGGCAAGCCACCAGTCCTAAGCTTTAGCGACAGGCGTGAGGTGCTTAGATCGTGTCGGTATGTTGCCGAGGTCATAACTAACTCAGGTGGGCCAGATAGCACTCAAGCAATCAATAGCGTCATGCCTGACATAATTGCAATAGGCTCGGATTGGGCTGTCAAGGATTACCACAAGCAGATGAACTTTGACCAAGATTGGTTAGACGCTAGAGGCATTGCCCTCATCTATATTCCTTACACTAGGGGAATAAGCTCGACAGCCATCAAAGAGCGTATGCTTTTCAGACGATAGAATAGAGAACATTATGGCAATCACCCAAGGCTATGCCTCACTTGCTCAAGTCAAGGCAGCACTAAGAATCACAGACTCAGTAGATGACACCCTGTTAGAGATGGCTATCGAGTCAGGCTCAAGAGCTATTGACGGATACACTAACCGAAGTTTCTCTGCTACTGGAACTGCAACTAGAGTCTTTACCCCTAACGATTACCTCATCACCGAGATTGACGATCTAATCACGCTCACCCAACTAAGAACCAAGTCAGATGATGATGGTAGCTTTGACCAAACCTGGACTGCTAACGATTACCAGCTCGAACCCCTAAACGGCAGAGTTGACGGATTGCCTACCTCATACACTCACATCAGGGCTGTTGGCGATTACTTGTTTACTCAATGGGAAGGTGAAGCAACTGTCGAGGTCACAGGAACTTGGGGATGGTCAGCAGTTCCAATCGCTGTAACTCAGGCTTGTGTCATTCAGTCCAGCCGAATCTACAAGCGACTAGACAGCCCTCTAGGTGTTGCAGGTATCTCTGACATCGGAATCATGCGAGTCAGTAACCAACTTGATCCAGATGTGGCTCAGCTAGTTGGCCCATACCGCAGAATTAGGTTTGCATAGTGGCAAGCATCACAGCTCTAAGAACCGCTATCGCCACCAACCTTGGCACAATAACTGGGCTTAGAACTAGCCCTGAAATGCCAGACAATCCCAACCCACCGATTGCCCTAGTCAGACCAACAACCATTGACTACAACCAGGCGTTCGCAAAGGGAATGACTCAGTACGGCTTTGCTGTGGTGGTCATTGTCGGTAGGGCTGATGAAAGAACTGCACAACGGACACTAGATGCTTACTGCTCAAGCACAGGCACCTCAAGTATCAAGAACGCAGTAGAATCAGATAAGACACTTGGTGGTAATGCCTATGATTGCCGAGTGTCTGAAATGAGAAATTACACACCCATCCAGATGAATGATGGCACATACTTAGCAGCGGAATTCGCTGTTGAAGTGTATGCCGATTAGGAGAAAATAAATTGGCAAAGTTTGTCGCAACCGACTATAAAGTCACAATCAACGGAACCAACCTCAGCACATCGCTGGCATCTGTTGAACTACCAATCGAAATAGATGAGCAGGAAACCACAGCCTTTGGCTCTGAGTGGCGCACTAGGATTGCCGGACTAAAGTCTGGTTCAATCACCCTAGAGTTCCACC